ATGGAGAGACAATTATGTCATCACAAATAACTACAGCTTTTGTACAGCAGTATTCTGCTAACATACAAATGCTATCTCAACAAATGGGATCGTTATTAAGAGACAAAGTCAGACTTGAAAGCGTTACAGGAAAAAATGCTTTCTTCGATCAGGTTGGCTCAGTAACTGCAGTTGTAAAAACTAGCAGACATTCAGACACTCCGCAAATTGATACACCTCACGCAAGAAGAAGAGTATCATTAGCTGATTATGAATTTGCTGATCTAATAGATCAACAAGACAAAGTAAGACTCTTAATAGACCCGACTTCATCTTATGCTCAAGCCGCTGCTATGGCAATGGGAAGAGCTATGGATGATGTAGTAATCAGTGCTGCTCTAGGTACTGCGTTTACTGGCGAAACAGGATCAACATCAACTGCTTTACCTTCAGCTCAGAAAATTACTGAGTCAGGTACTGATGGTTTGACGATTGCAAAATTAAGAACTGCAAAAGAAAAGTTCGATTTAGCAAGTGTAGACCCGTCTATCGCTAGACATATCATAGTGTCACCTAGACAAATCACTGACCTATTAGGTACAACTGAAGTAACAAGTTCAGATTTTAACACAGTCAAAGCATTGGCTAATGGTGAAATCAACTCGTTCTTAGGTTTTAACTTTATAGTATCAAACAGACTATCTATCGCATCTTCTAAAAGAAAATGTATTGCCTTCGCATCAGACGGCATTGCATTAGGAGTTGGTAAAGATGTTAATGCAAGAATAGACGAAAGAGCAGACAAATCGTATGCGACTCAAGTTTACTACTGCATGAGCATTGGAGCAACAAGAATGGAAGAAGAAAAAGTGGTAGAAGTTCAAGCACACGAAGCATAATAGGAAGGATAAATAATTATGGCAAACTCAATACAACAAGCGAAGATTGCTTCGACTCCTTCTGAAAAAGTAAAAACTAACGAACTCGCAGGTAGAGTGAGAATAGCTTTTGCTGAATATGAAGCGAGTGCAGAACAATCAACAATACATATGTTTAGCATACCAAATGGTGCGAGACTTTTATCAGGAACAGTAGCATACGATGCCTTAGGTTCATCTACTACAATTTCTGTAGGTTACGCAGCACACAACAAAGCAGATGACACAGCTGTCACAGCAGACGTAGATCAATACAAAGCTGCAGCAGCATCAACATCAGCAGAAAGTGTAGCGGTGTTAGACACAATTGCATTAGACAAAAATGCAGTAACAGATGCCGACAAAGATGGTGTTCCAGTTACAGTTACATTAGCAGGTGCTAATGGTACTGGTACTATTCAGTTGCAAATGTTATATGCTATTGACTAATAATTAAATTAGGTGGGGGAGTAATCCCCCATCTTTCTTTCATGACAAGAGCAAGATTTGATCCAAGACTCATAAACATTTACAAAGAGCCTAGACTTCTATTGCATTTTGAATGGGGAACGGATAATAAGATTTATAGATATGCTTTAGTTGAAAAAATTGATATAGGTAATATCAACGAATTAACTAAAAAAAAGAAAGATGAAGTTGATCTTTCTCATAAGGACATTTGGAAAAAATATGGCATCAGTAGTAGACATTTGTAACGGAGCATTAAACCAATTAGGAGCAACTACTATCCTATCACTTACAGAAGATTCAAAGAACGCAAGGTTGTGCAATTCAAGATACACACAAGTTAGAGATTCATTATTCAGATCACATCCTTGGAACTGTTTACAGAAGAGAGTAGAACTAGCAGCAGATACAGATAAACCTGCTTGGGGTTTTTCAAGTCAATATACATTACCTGCTGACTGTTTAAGATTATTAAGAATATTAGATTACGATTTAGATCACAAAGTAGAAGGCAGAAAGATTTTAAGTAATGCTTCTTCTATGAAAATTTTATACATAGCAAGAATTACAGATCCTAATGAATACGATGAACTATTAAGAGAAACTTTATCTGCAGCATTAGGAGCAGATATTGCTTATGGAGTTACATCATCTAATCCTGTAACTCAAAATATGTATCAACTGTTTCAAGATAAATTAAGGGATGCTAGGTTTGTAGATGCAACTGAAGGTCAAAACAATTCACCTGATCTTGGAATGACAGACGCAATAGAAGCTAGTACCTTTATTAACTCAAGGTATTAAACTATGGCACGAGTTGCTGCACAGCTTACAAACTTTACAGGTGGAGAGTTATCACCACGATTAGATGGTCGAAACGATTTAACTAAGTATGCTTCAGGATGTAAAACATTAGAGAACTTTGTTGTCTATCCTCATGGTGCTGCAGCAAGGAGACCAGGCACAACTTTTGTAGCTGAAGTTGCTAATAGTGCTAACAAAACAAGATTAATCCCTTTTGAATTTTCTACAACGCAAACGTATATGCTTGAGTTTTCTAATTTAAAAATGAGAGTATATAAAGATCGTGGTTCTGTATTAGAGGGAGATAAAACTATTTCTGCAATTACTAAAGCTAATCCAGCTGTGGTAACAGCAACAGGTCATAATTATTCTAATGGCGATGAAGTTGTTATTAGTGGTGTGGTTGGCATGACAGAAGTTAATGGTAAAAGATTTTTAGTTGCAGGTAAAACAACTAATACATTTCAATTAACAAATAAAGATGGAACGAATATAAATAGTTCTTCATTTACAACTTATACTTCTGGTGGAGTATCTAATAAAGTTTTTGAAATCACAACACCTTACACAACTGCACAACTCTTTGATTTAAAATTTGCACAATCGGCAGACGTTATGTACATCACACATCCTGAACACGAGGTAGAAAAATTATCTCGTACTGGTCATACTGCTTGGACCTTAACTGATGTTGATTTTACTAAAGGACCAATGCAAGATGCTAATATAACAACAACAACTTTAAATCCTGGTCAATCTGCAGTAGGTACAGGTATAGCTTTAGTTGCTTCTGCAGTTACAGGTATTAATAGTGGTTCAGGTTTTCTTGCTACAGATGTTGGTAGGTTTGTTTTTTTAAGTGGAGGTTATGCAAAGATAACAGGTGTGACTGATACGACTAATGCAACAATAGAAATTTTAGTAGCTTTATCGGGTGCTAGTGCTACAGCAGATTGGAGACTAGGAGCTTTTTCAGATACCACAGGACATCCTTCTTGTGTTACTTTTTTTGAACAACGATTAGTATTTGCAGGTACAACGAATCAACCTCAAACCATATTCTTTTCAAAGTCAGGTGATTATGAAAATATGGATGCAAACATTGGTGGTACAATAGCTGATGACGATGCAATTATTTATACCATCGCATCGAACCAAGTAAATGCTATTCGGTTTATGACTGCTACAAGAACTTTAATTATTGGTACAGCGGGTGGTGAGTTTACAGTTTCAGGTGGAGGTACAGATAATGCAATTACCCCTACAAATATATTAATTAAAAAACAATCTAATCATGGTGCAGCTAATGTAGATGCTATAGCTGTAGGTAACGCAACATTATTTTTACAAAGAGCTAAAAGAAAAATTAGAGAGTTAGCTTATAACTTTGATGTTGATGGTTACATTGCACCTGACATGACGATACTTGCTGAACATATTAGTGAAGGTGGACTAACACAAATGGCATATCAACAAGAACCTAATCAAGTTATTTATGCTGTAAGAGGTGATGGTGAACTTATAGGTTTAACCTATCAAAGAGAACAACAAGTTACAGCATGGCATAGACATATCTTTGGTGGTGTGTTTGGATCAGGTAAAGCCGTATGTGAAAGTGTAGCTGTTATACCTACAGACGATACGGAGTATGAAGTTTATGTTATTGTTAAAAGAACCATTAATGGTGCTACAAGAAGATTTGTAGAGTACATTAATAACTTTGATTTTACAGAAACAGATAACACAACATTTAATTTTTTAGATAGTGCTTTAGCTTATAGTGGTTCGGCAGTTACAACGATTTCAGGCTTAGATCATCTTGAAGGACAAACAGTTTCAATTTTAGCTAATGGTGCAACACATCCTGACAAAACAGTATCAAATGGATCTATAACATTAGATCGTTCTTCGACTAGTGTTAAGGTGGGTTTAAGTTATAGCTCAATCTTACAAACCATGAGACTTGATGCTGGTTCACAGAATGGTACATCACAAGGTAAGACTAAAAGAATATACGAGATTACTATAAGACTTTATGAGTCTGTTGGTGTTGAGGTTGGTGAATCTTTAGATAACATGGAACGAATACCTTTTAGAACATCAGCTGACCCTATGGATCAAGGTATACCACCATTTACAGGAGATAAAGCTGTGGAGTTTAGAGGTAATTATGATACTGATGGTTTTATTTTTGTTAGACAAACTCAACCTTTACCTTTAACAATATTATCTTTATACCCAGAACTACAAACGAATGACTAAAAATTTATTACAAATAGTGCCTTATATCTCAACTCATGGTAAGATCATTCTTGCTAATCAAATGAACCACGTTCTTATGGATAAAGATGCACAATACGAAGGCGATGCTATGCAATTAGAACAGAATGGTTTAGCTTATACTTGTATTATTAATGATGAACCTATTGCATCTGCAGGTATGAAAATCATTTGGGATGGTGTGGCAGAAGGTTGGGTGTTGGCAACAAATAAGGTTTGGAATCACCCACTAGTTATTGCTAGAGCTATTAAGAAAAATTTTGCAAGACTAGCAAAAGAAAATAATATAAAAAGAGTACAAACAGCTGTAAGAGCTGACTTTAAAATAGGTTTAAAGTTTGCTTCATGGCTTGGTTTACAAAACGAAGGATTGATGAAACATTATGGTTTTGATGGTTCAGATCACTTCAGATATGCGAGGATTTTTTAATGAGTTTTGTATTTGATATAGCAGCAGGACAACAAGCATCCGCACTTGGTAAATACAATCAAGCTGTAATGAATCGTAATGCTAAAGTTAAAGAACAAGAAGCTCAAGCTATTAAACAACAAACAGAATTTGATATTGCAAAATTTGATAAATCATATCAACAGTTAGTAGGACAAACAAAAGTAGCTTCTGCAGTATCAGGTGCAGAAAGATCAGGAAGTGTATTAAATGTTTTAAGATATAATGCTGAACAAGCAGAAACAGAAAAAGATGTATTAACTTATAATTCTCAAGTTGCACAATCACAAAAAATGGAAGAAGCTAACTTTGCTAGAATACAAGGTAACATTGCTAGACAACAAGCAAGAATTGCTGAACTAGGTTACTATGCTAAAGCTGGTGAAAGTTTACTTAGAATAGGAACTGCTGGATGAAGATACCTACGTTTACATCAAGAGCTAGATTAACTGGAGAAGCGGCTAGTGTAACTTCTAATATACAAATTGATCCTAGACAAAATATAGCAGCAGCTTTAAGACCAATAGGAAAAGCAGCTGAAGATTATTATGTAAAAGAAAAAGCTATTGAAACAAAAGTAAAAGCTGGTGAATTAAATGCAGACGCAACTGTAGAAATATTTAATGCCGCAGAACAAGCTGAATTAAAATCTACTCCTCAAGATGGTGTAGATTATTTTAATGAAAAATTTCAAACCATTAAACAAAAATATAAAGCACAAGCATCTAATAAAAATGTTGCTAATACTTTTGATATATTATTATCTCAAAATAAAAATGTATACGTTAATAATATTTTAAAAAAAACAAGAGACAATTTAGTTACAACTCGAGTAGGACAAGTAGAACAAAAAGTTGCATCTGATATATTAAATGCTGTATCTTCTGGTAATAAATTGCAATTTGATATTTTATCTAAATCTGCACTTACTGACTATAAAGGATTGGTAACAGATGGAATTATTAGCGAAGAAAACTATAATGCTTATAAAAAGAACTTTCCAGCTCTTGTAGAAATATCGCAAGTTAGAAAAATTGCTCAAACTAATGCAGCAGGTGCTGCTGTTCTTTTAAACGATCCAAATAACTTTTCACAGATTACAGGAAAAGAAAGAGATACACTTATTACAGAAGTTAGAAAGAAAGCTGTATTTGATGGAAAACTTCTTGAATATAGTAATAGTGAAATCATTAATAAAAAAACTAAAGAATTAGTTGATAGATTAAAAGGAACAAATCATGACAAAGTTTTTGGATTAAGCGAACAAGAACTTCAAACATTTAAAACAGGAGATGTAAATTATGATAAACAAATTACTATTCTTAATGATAAAATTAATCTAAATCAATTTAGTTTTAATTCTAATTATAATACTAATTCAAGTATTGTTGATAAAATTAATCTAGGAGAAATTAAAAATACTAAAGATGGTTTTTTACTTGAAGGAGAAAAAGAACCTAAAAGTATTTTAGAAAGAGCAGGAGATGGTTCTATTAATGACAATGATCTTAATTTTTTAAGCACAATAACTTCTAGGTCTTTTAATAATACATTTGCTAATCAAGATAAAGAATATTTAAAATGGTTTAATAATCTTACACCTTTATTACAAGGTAATGTTTTTTTAAGTTACTTTGATAAAGAGTATAATTCTAAAGCTAGTAATTTAAGACAAGTATATTATAAAAGATATATTGATGGTTTAAGAGCAGGAGTAGATATTTCAGATTTATTATCTCCTAATTCTACAAATTATATTGCTAAAGATATAAAAAATGTTTTACCTAAAACTTCTGATTTATCAAGTATAGTACAATCTATTGCTGAAGAATCTCCAGTTAAAGAAGTACCTGAAAGACTACCTAATGAAACAGCTTCAGAATACGATGCAAGAACATTAGGAGTAAAATGAATTTAGCAGAAAGAGAACAAAAACTTAATGATGCTGGATTTAGCCAAAAAGAAATAGCTGATTGGAAAAAAGAAAAAATACAAAAGTTAAATGGTGCTGGTTTTAATAATCAAGAAATATTAGAAGCCTTTGGCACAACCAATAATAATAAAAAAGTTTATCAAGATTATTTTTCAGATATAAAAAAACAAATTATTAATGAGTATGAAACTGAAGAAATAGTATCTCCTGATGATGAGATGCTTTATCAATCTAAGATACAGGAAGGCGATCCTTTAACATTAAAAGAAGTTGTGGTGGGTAAACAATTTGATGGTGATGCAATATTAAAAAGAGGTTATGGAAAAACTCTTTATGATATGACAACAAGATTAGCAAAGGGAGAAGGTTTGTCAGAAGAATTGCTTAATCCTGAACCTGAAGATTATACATGGTTTGAAGGTTTATTAGAAAGAGGAACAACAATCGGTTTAGAACTTCCTATTTATGGTTTAAGTTTTCTTGGTGGAAATCTTGCAGGTGGTCCAATACCAGGTGCTGTTGCCGCTGGTGCTATTCCAGGTGCTGCACGAGCTACTATAGTAAAAGGTTTAGAACAACAATCCTATGGAGAGCCAGTTACTATTCTTAAAAATTTTTTACAAGAAGGATTAAAAGAAGGTGCAAAACAAGGTTTAACATTTGCAGCTACAGCTATTGCTCCACAATTAAGAGTGGGTGGAACAAAACTAGCAGACAAATATATAACTAGAGTTGCTTCACAACTAACAGCTTTTGAAGGTGTTGGAGCTACACTTAATGGTCAGTTACCTACCTTAAAAGAATTTTCTTATTCAGCAGTTTTATTTGGTGGACTAGGTGCAGTACAACCTAGAAAAACTATGGAAGATAGAACTAAAAAAATATTTATTGATACAGGTAAAAAACCAAATCAAGTATTTAATGAAGCTATAACAAATAAAAGAATATTAGAAGATGTTGCTTCGAGATCATATATTAGAGATTATGCAAAATTATTAGAAAGAAAAACTCCAGAGAAAAAAATAAAAGAACCTGATAAAATATTTAAAGATGAGTTAGCAAATAAAGCTGCAGAAAATATAGTATTAAAACCAAGAGTAGAGCCTTTAACATTTGCAAGATTAAAAGAGATGGGATCAACTGTTAAAAGAAAATCTATTATTGAAGGTATAGATAATAAATATCCAATACTAGAAACAATGAGAAAAGCAAAAGTAAATACTAAAACTGGTATTGAAAAATTAAATTTGTATGAACAAGCTAGAATTATGGAAGGTATGCCAAATAGAGCAGCATACTTTATTGAGTATAATACTTTAAACGCAAAAACTTTAGGTGATAAAGGTTTAGGATTAAAAGAAATAACAAAAGATATTGTTAAACAAGGTAAGAATCAAACACAATTATTTGAAACTTATTTATCAAATAGAAGAGCTATTGAATTAAATAATAGAGGTATTGAAACAGGTTTTAATATTGAAACAGCAAAACAATTTACTAATAAATATAAAAAAACTTTTGAAGCAAAAGCTAAACAAACTGACAAATATCAAAGAGAACTTTTAGAATATGCTCGTGATGGTGGTTTTATAACTAAAGAAGCATTTACAGCAATGACAGAAGCGAACAAAAATTATGTTACTTTTGCAAGAGAATTAATACAAGATGGTAAACCAGTTGTAGCTGAAGGATCAGTTAATCCTTTTAAACCCATTAAAGGTGCGAAATTAAGAGTATACCCACCATTAGAACAAATGGTTAAGAACACCAACACTATTGTTAATGCTGTTGAAAGAAATAAAGTTAAAATAAATTTTGTAGATTTAGTAGAAAAAACTAAAAAGAAAGATCCTAATTCATTTCCATTTATTAATAAAGTAAATCCTAAAACTACTAAAAAACCTAAAGAAGATTTAATGACAGTAAGAAGAGATGGTAAATTAGAAACTTGGGATGTAGGTAAAGATATTAAAACTGCTTTTACAACTTTAGATCAACAAGGTTCAAATATGCTTTATAATTATTTAGGAGCTCCTGCTAGAACTTTAAGAGCTGGTGCAATATTAATACCTGACTTTGCTGTACCAAACTTTTTTAGAGATACTATGCAAGCTAGTTTTTTAAATAAAGTTGGTTTTGTTCCAATACAAGATTCTGTGATTGGAGCATTTAATATTATTACTAAAGGTAATAATAAAAAAACTATGGCAATGTATAAAAAATATGTGAAGTCTGGAGGTATGCAATCTACTCTACTTGCTGTGGATAAACCTAATATCTTTGATGGTAAAGTGTATGATATCCTTTCTAAAGGTCCAGTAAGAAATTCTAATAGAGGTCCATTAGCTCCATTTAGAGCATTAACTCAATTATCAGAGGAGATGACAAGATTTAGAATATTTGAAAAAACATATAAAAGAGCTATTGAAAAAGGTTTAACAGAAAAACAAGCTATGGAAAGAGGAGGTTTTGAAGCAAGAAATCTTTTAGATTATGCAAAACGAGGATCGTTAGGAACAAATATAAATAGATTAGTTCCCTTTTGGAACGCAAGGGTTCAAGGTTTAACAAGATTATATGAAGCCTTTAGAGATACACCTGCAAGAACTACAGCTATGATTGGTGCTTATGTAGCTATACCAACAATAGGTTTTTATATGTTAAACTATGACGATGCGGATTATAGAGATGAGCCTGAGTGGTTAAAACAAAATTATTATTATTTTAAAATAAATGACAAACCTTACAGATTTCCAAAACCATTTGAGGTAGGAACATTCGTATCATCTGTTATTGAAAAAAGTTTAGATTGGGTAAGAACAAACGAACCTCAAGAATGGAGTAGATTTGCAAAACAATTTTTTATTAATAATGCAAAAGGATTTTATCCTATTCCAACATCTGTAAGACCACTTATGGAAAATTTTGCAAACTACAGTATTTTTAGAGATGCTCCTGTAGTACCAAAATCTTTAGATAAAAATTTATCAAATAAATTTTATTACACAGAATATACCTCTGAAACGATTAAATTATTTTCTGAAATAGTTAATGGTATTGTAGGTGATGACAGCTTTTTAGCAATGAAACCTATTCACGCAGAAAATGTATTTAGGTCTTGGACAGGTGGTTTAGGTAGATATGCTTTAGATATTTTAGACTATGCTTTAATCAAAGCTAAAATTATAGATGACCCTATTAAACCAACAGATACTTTATCTAAAATACCAGTAGTAAGAGCCTTTGATGTTAGAGATGTGCCTGGTTATTCCTCTACTGCTTTAACTAGATTTTTTGAGGAACTTGAACCTATAGAAAAAGCATTTAACGACATAGACTTATTAAAGAAAACAGGTCAAATAGAAGAATTAGAAAAAGTTTTAAAGACTGCTCCTTATGATAAAAAATTTATGATGACTTATAAGAAGTCAATAAAAGAGTTAGACAAGAGTATAAGACAGATATATAACACTAAAGAGCTTGCTGATGGAACTAAATTAACTCCAGATGAGAAGAGAGAATTGATAGATAATCAGTATAGACTTATGATAAATTTTGCAAAACAAGCCTTAAATAGTCTTGATAAAATGAAGGATAAATAATATAGACAAGTAATATGACAATATCATCAACAACAGTAAAAAATTCATATTCAGGCAATGGTAGTAATGACACCTTTGTTTATGGTTTTAAGATATTTGCCAATACAGATTTACAAGTTATCATTAGGTCTGCTGCAGGAACAGAGACAACCAAAAGTTTAACAACTCATTATACAGTCACAGGTGTAGGTAGTGCTTCAGGAGGAAATGTCGTATTTACTTCAGGTAATATTCCTACTGCCACAGAGACAGTTGTTTTAATTAGGAATGTCCCGCAAACTCAAGCGATAGATTATATCGCTAATGATCCATTCCCTGCGGAGACACACGAAGAGGGTTTGGATCGTGCAACCATGACAACTCAACAAGTTCAAGAAGAACTTAATCGATCTATAAAACTTTCAAGAACGAACACCATGACCTCTACAGAATTTACTGTGGGTGCAACAGAAAGAGCTAATAAAATTCTAGCTTTTGATAGTGCAGGAGAAATTTCAGTAACACAAGAATTAGGAACATATCAAGGAACAGACGCAACAGTAACTACAGAAGCCTATGTGGTAAGAGATATAGTTAAATCAACAACTACAGCTCAACTTAACAATGTTTATATTTGTATAGCTAATTCTGTTGTTGGAGATAGTTTAACAGACACAGATCATTTTGAATTATTAGTTGATGCGGTATCAGCGGCAACGAGTGCAACAGCTGCTGCAACTTCTGCTACAGCAAGTGCTAATAGTGCAACAGCGAGTGCGACTTCCGCTACAGCTTCTGCAAACTCTGCGACAGCTGCAGCTACTTCAGCAACTAATGCTGCAACGAGTGAAACTAATGCGGCAGCATCTTTTGATAGTTTTGACGATAGATACTTAGGTGCTAAGTCAAGTGATCCTTCAGTAGACAACGATGGTAATGCTTTATTAACTGGAGCATTATACTTTAATTCTTCAGATAATGTCATGAAGAACTACACAGGTTCTGCTTGGCAAACTTTAAAACCTACGTCATCTGAACAAACCAATATTAATACTTTAGCTGCTTCGGATGTCGTGGCAGATATGGCAATACTAGCTACAACAGACGTTGTTGCTGATATGAATACATTAGGAACAGCTGATGTCGTATCTGATATGAATACGTTAGCTACAGCAGATATTGTTTCAGATATGAACACACTAGCTACAGCAGACGTTGTGGCAGATATGAACACATTAGGAACTGCTGATGTAGTAGCTGATATGAACACATTAGGAACTGCGGATGTGGTAACTGATATGAATACTTTAGGTACAGCAACTAATGTAACTAACATGGCAACTGTTGCTGCAAATATTACAGGAGTTAATTCTTTTGCAGAAAGATATAGAGTTGCTAGTTCTGATCCCACATCTAGTTTAGATGAAGGCGACCTAGCCTATAATACGACAGACAATAATTTAAAATTTTACAACGGAACATCTTGGACTGCTATCTCACCAGGTATAGCCAATGTTGTTGATGATTCAACACCACAACTAGGTGGTAACTTAGATGTACAAACTAATTCTATTGTTACAACAAGTAATAGAAATGTTTTATTAGCTCCTAATGGTACAGGACTTGTTGAAATAAAAGGAAATGATAATGCTGGTCAAATTCAATTAAATTGTGAACAAAATTCTCATGGTGTTAAAATTAAAGGACCACCACATAGTGCTGGTCAATCTTATACTTTAACTTTACCATCAAGTATTACCAATGATTATTATTTAAAAACAGATGGCTCAGGTAATTTATCTTTTGCAGCAGTACCTACAGAAACTAAACCTACTGTGGCAGATGTATCGCAAACGATAGCACCAGCTACAGCTACAACAATAAATATTACAGGAACAAACTTTGTTACAGTACCCATTGTTGATTTTATTAATGCTTCTACTGGAGCTATAACAAGAGCAAATACAGTTGCGTTTACAAATGCTACAACACTTTCAGTTAATGTAACATTAGCAAGTGGTAACTATTTTGTAAGAATAGAAAATCCAGATGGTAATGCTGGAAGATCAACAAACAATATTATTACTGCATCTACTGCTCCAAGTTTTTCTACAGCAGCAGGTTCATTAGGTACGATTGCTGCAGGTTCATCAGTATCTTTATCAGTTGCTGCATCATCAGACAGTAATGTAACGATAGCAGAAACAACATCTGTATTAACATCTAATGCTAATACTCCAGCTGGAACAATGAATTTAACTTTATCAGGAACACCTGCTACAAGTGCAACTTATAATATTACAGGAACTGCACCATCACCTACAAGTCAACAAACGTATAACTTTACTTTATCTGCGACAGATGCAGAGGGTCAAGCAGTAACAAGAGACTTTTCAATTACTGTAAGTGTTGGTATAAACAACTCAGGACAATTTAATTAGGATAATATTATGGCTTCAACTTATTTAACAAGACAAATTACAAGTGCAGGAAGCAGAAAAAAAGCTACAATTAGTTTGTGGGTTAAAAGAGGTAGTGGTTTTGGAAACGACCAAAGATGGTTTAGTTATGAAAATACTTCTGCTTCAACTAATGTAACTGTGTTTAAATTTTCAGGAGATAGTATTCAGTTTGCAGACCAAACAGGTGGTAGTAATAATGCTAGATATGATGGAACTAGAAAACTAAGAGACCCCAACGCTTTTTATCATTTCTTAGTAAAGATGGACACAACACAAGCAACGAATACAGACAGATTAAAAATTTATATCAATGGTGAGTTACAATCCGAAGCAAGTTATACTTATCCATCACAAAATGCAGATTTAAATATTGGTCATAATTCTAATGCTTACATAGATATTGGAAGATGGCGAACAAACAATAATCAATACTTTGATGGTTTAATTACACATTTTCATTATACTGATGGTTATGCTTATGACGCATCAACTTTTGGCGAAACAGATTCTACATCAGGAATTTGGAAACCGAAAACTGCACCATCAGTAACTTATGGAACTAATGGTTTCTTTTTAAAATTTGAAAATAGTGGTGCTATGGGTACAGACAGTTCAGGTAACACAAACACATTTACTACATCAGGAACACTAACTCAAAATGTAGATACACCTACAAATAACTTTTGCACTATGAATCCTTTACATAAAGGTGCAAATAATGCACTAACAAATGGTAATTTAACTTGTACAGGAAGTGGAACTTACACAACTGTTTGTTCAACTTTAGCTGTCAATAGTGGTAAATGGTATTGGGAAGCAAAATGCAATTCTGCATCACCATCTAATTATTTTAATGTAGGTATTATAAAAACAGATACAAGAATAGATAATTTGTCTTATCCAGCAGATTCAGGTTCAAGTGGTTATGTTTATGCTATAGACGGCAATATGTATTATAATGGAAGTAGTCATTTAAATACTGGAACAACTGTATCAGTAGGAGATATTGTTGGATTTATATTAGATTTAGATGCTGGAACATTAAAACTAAAAAAAAATGGTTCTGATGTTTATTCAGGTAATGCAGTTGTTTCAAGTTTAAATACAGGAGATTTTTGGTATGTTACACAAGGTGCTAATCCGTCAAATGTAGATTTTAATTTTGGTCAAGGATTTTTTGGTACAAGTGCTGTAGCTTCATCAAATAGTGATGGTGCTGGATTAGGATTATTTGAGCATTCTGTGCCATCAGGCTATTATGCTTTATGCACAAAAAATATTAAAGACTACGGCTAAACTATGATAAAAAGGATTTAACTATGGCTTATATAACTTTTCAACCAAAAGATTATTTTAATACTAAACTTTTCACAGGTAATGGTTCTACAAACGCTATCACGGGTGTAGGATTTCAACCCGATTGGGTCTGGATTAAAGATAGGCAATCCACAGAACATCATAATTTTTTTGATGCTGTAAGAGGTGCAACTAACAGGATTTATTCAAGTTCTACTGCCGCACAAGACACAGCTTCAACGACTTTAACTGCATTTAATTCTGATGGCTTTACTCTTGGTTCTAGTGGTGCGGTAAATGCAAGTGGTAACAATACTGTATCTTGGAATTGGAGAGCAGGTGGTGGACAAGGTTCATCAAACACAGACGGAAGTATAAACACAGTATATACATCAGTTAACACTACATCAGGTGTGTCAATATCTCAATATGTTGGTACAGGAAGTAATGCAACAGTAGGACATGGATTAGGAGTAATACCGCAAATGATAATGCTAAAAAATACTTCCGCATCAGATCATTGGATAGTGTATCATCATAAAATGGATTCCTCTGCACCTGAGGATAAATATGTAAGATTAAATCAAGCACAAGCATTTGCAGATTTTGATATGTGGCAAGACACAGCACCAACTAATCAAGTATTTTCAATATCAACTAATGGCGCTGTTAATACAAATGGTAATAATTTTGTAGCTTACTGCTTCGCAGAGAAAAAAGGATTTAGCAAGTTTGGTTCCTACTTGGGTACTTCTAGTGCTAGTGGTCCATTTATTTACACAGGATTTAAACCTGCTTTTGTTTTAATTAAAGGTGCTTCTACAACAGATTGGAATTTGTATGATAGTAAAAGATTAGGATATAATGGTGGTGATGCACCTTTATTTGCCAATTTAACGAATGCTGAAGCTAGTGATTATGGAAGAATAGATTTTTTAAGTAATGGATTTAAAATTAGAACAACAAATGCACAAGTTAATAATAATAATACAAATCAAATATACTTAGCTTTTGCAGAAGAACCTATTGTAGCATCAAATGGAGATCCAGCAACAGCTCGTTAATAAATTAACGAGAATGAGACAAATCTCAAGCAAGATAAACTATAAATTATAAACATTATCTGTTAATAAATTAGCATGAAGTTTATGTTAATTTTAAAGGTATGTTCTGCTGTACACATGAATTGTTTACCACCAATTCATGATAGTTTTGTATTTAATTCTTGGTCAGAATGTGTTAGTGCAGGTTATATAAGATCTATACAAACTAATAATAGTATAGATAGTGGTATGGTAAATAGAAATAAGATTGCTATAAACTTTGAGTGCATAGAAGTTGAGGAATCATAGGAGAATATTATGGATAAAATGATAGGAATATTTTTAGAAGAAATAACAAACTTTTGGGAAAAAGTAAAAAACTATGTCAAAGACAAAATTAAAAAAATCATCTGCAAGTGTAAAAAAAATTAAAGAATACGCAGAGAAAAACAATAGTGTTCGTATCTCATATCATGAGAAGGTGTGTGCTGAACGTATGAAAACTTTATTCAAAGCGATAGATGAAATGCGTTTAGATATTAAGAACTTACACTCTGATATGAATAAAGGTAAAGGTGTGATTAGTTTTGTTATTATACTAGGTGGACTTTTAGGAGTGATTATTAGCTTCTTTAAATGGAATGGCTAAACGCAATAAAACAGCTTCAGTAGGATTATATAATGAACTCATCGCACAAGCTAAATTTGCACAAGATCCTGATAAATTAGTATTCGTACCTGCTATGGGTATTGGTCCAATAGATATGGTAGTTTTAGATTTAACCACAGGTGAATATCAAGCCTATGATGTAAAGACAGCAAACTATAGAAAATCTGATTATACACCTAAAGATAAGTATGTTAGAAAGGCGGGATCATTGATAAATAGAGGCTTGACAGAACTACAAAAAAAATTAAAGGTTAAGATATATTACAACAAATGAAACTATCAAAGCATTTTACATTAGAAGAGTTTACCAAGTCTATGACGGCTCAACGTAAAGGTATTGATAATACACCAGGAGCAGGTGATATAAAAAATTTAGAAGATTTATGCTACTGTGTCTTAGAACCTATAAGAAACAAATTTGACAAACCAGTTAGAATAAGCTCAGGTTATAGAAGTGAAGAACTTTGCGAAGCCATTGGTAGTAAAAAAACTAGCCAACACGCAAAAGGACAAGCGGCAGACTTTGAAATACCTGGAGTTCCAAATATAAAAGTAGCTTATTGGATTTATAATAACTGCGACTTTGACCAACTCATCCTTGAATACTATAAGAAAGATGATCCAGCTGCAGGTTGGATTCATTGTAGTTATAATGAAAAAGGTAATAACAGAAAACAAATATTAACTTATGATGGTAAGACTTATGAGAATGGATTGCCAGATATGGAGTGGAAAGATGGTAAGGTAGTAGAATAATGTGGTTAAATTTATTAGGCATGGGAGTCAAGACAGCTGCCAAACTCTATCAAGATAAACAAAAAACTAAAGAAGCTCTATCAGGAGCTAAACTACTTCACGCAGAGAAGATGAGACGGGGGGAGATAGAATTTTCAGGTAAAGTATTCGAGCATCAGAAGGGAGACTGGAAAGATGAGTTCGTTCTGATTGTATTATCAACTCCCATCTTCATGTTAGCTTACTCTGTATTTACAGATGATCCAGAGATAGAAAGAAAGATGGATTTGTTCTTTGAGAAATTACAATCTATGCCTTGGTGGTTGGTTGGACTTTGGGTGTCCGTTGTTGCTGCGATCTATGGTATTAAAGCTAGTGAGATTAAAAACTTTAGTGGCAAATGACAATTAAAAATGCTTTCACACAACAGTACAATAAAAAGATAAGTTTATTATCTCAACAAACAGGCAAGTATGGCAAAAAGAAAATTAAATCTAGAAAAACAACCACACGAAAGAATAGCAAAAAGTACTAGCCTAGGTAGACGACCTAAAACGTCATCTATGAATAAACATAAAAGACGTAATTGGAAAAAATATAATGCTCAAGGTCGTTAGTTTATTAATCATCATATTGTTTACAGGATGTTCTAAAGATATTAATTTAGACCCTATACACACAGTAGGTAATAAAGTATTTCAAACCTTATTTCAAAAAGCTAAATAATATATGAAACCCATAATGATTACCTTAATGTACTTAACTTTTGGTGGCGACATCAAGCTAGATACATTTGAGATATTTACAAGTTGTAGCTCTTGGTTTAATACTAACGTAGCAGTACATGAGAAGAAGAAGAAAACCTTTCTATCGAATCATTACTATTACAAGTACCAAGATAAAAAAGTTATAGGTTATATTTGTGAAGGAGAAGAACCAAGATGAAAGTTAGCGAGAATACATCAGTAGCTATGCCAATTAAAAATATGGTGGGTATTGTTATCGCTGTCGCTATGGGTGTCTTTGCATATACAGAAGTCACTGCTAGACTTACCTCTTTGGAAACATCAAGAGAATTATTCAACGCAGACTTATTAAAAAAATCAGAACAGAAACCTACAGACCAAGAACAATATATGTTATTGGAATCTGTGTTTAAAGATGTAGAGAAGTTAATTGAAAACCAAGAACAAAATATGACTAACAAAGTTAATATTGAGTTTTTAAAAGAGCAAGTACAAAAATTACAAGTTGATGTAGAAAAATTAATTAGAAATGGAAATGGTCACTAATGATTGAAACAGTTGTAGCTTTACTTATGTTTGTTGGTCCTGATATTAAAGAACACAGAATACAAGAGTCTATGTCGGTATGTCTTAAACATAAACGTGAAGCCATGAGACAAGTCAAAGCTAACATAGATTATAAATGTATTAAATCTAAAGCAGAACTCGAAACAAATATTGATGGATCTAAATCTATCAAATCACTTATATTAGAATAATGGAAATTATTTGCTATGTCTTTCTGATGCTATGGCTCATGGGAATATCTGAATAGTGTATTGTATCTTATGGATGCGTAATGATAAGTGGGAGTTGTTCACCAATGAGATATGGGACACAGAAAAAGAAGCCACAGATTATGCTAAACGTGGAAACTTTAAAAAGAAAGATAAATGGAAAGTTGTAAATTATTTTAAAGAGTATAAAATATCATCATGGCGATAAATAAAGCAAAAATGAAATGCAATGCACCTAAACGACAAGTTCAAGGTGGCAAGAAGTTTGTTGTTAAGGCTTGTAAGGATGGCAAAGAAAAGATTATTAGGTATGGTGATGCCAATATGAAGATACGTAAGTCAAATCCCGCAGCTAGAAAGAGTTTTAGAGCTAGACACAACTGTAAAACTGCAACAGATAAATTTACAGCTCGTTATTGGTCATGCAAAAAATGGTAAGAAAAAAAACCTGGTCTCGTAGCAATCTAACTTTAGTATGTGGAAAATGTACAATATGTGAAAGAGAACTCTTGAGCAATGAAGGTGGATGGATTATAAATGCAGAGAAGAAACATTTTTGTGAACACTATGGTGTGAACACAGAAAGTTGTTTCGATAAATATATAAAAATGGAGAAACAAAATGTACGGCAAGAAATCAAAAGGTAAGCTAACAGCTAAACAAAAAACTTTACCTAAAGGCTTACAAAAAAAGATCATGAAGTCTAAAGCTAAGAAGAAAAAGTAATGGCTAAACTTTGTGCAAAAGGTAAAGCTGCTGCTAAACGAAAGTTTAAAGTATACCCCTCTGCATACGCTAATATGTATGCGAGTGGTGTATGTTCAGGTAGAATCAAACCTAAAAAAACAGGTAAGAAAAAATAATGTCCAAAGGTTTACGATCATGGGTACAAGCGAATTGGGTAGACATTGCTAATCCAAAAAAAAGTGGTGGCTTTCCCAAGTGTGGTCGTAGCGGTGGTGAAAAAAGAAAAAACTATCCTAAATGTGTACCTGCTGCAAAAGCTAGATCAATGTCAGCTAGTCAAAGACGTGCTGCGGTATCAAGAAAACAAAAAGCTGAACGAAAAACAAGACAAGATAAAAAACCTAACTACGCTAGGACTTAGCTAATTCTTTTTTTATTATTTCGTAGTCTTTCCAAATAAATTCTAAAGGTTTCCACATACCTGATTGTTTTACTTTTTGTCGTCTGTAATGAATAATCGTTGAATGATCGTAGTTAAAAAAGTTTCCTAACTTGGGTGTAGAAATTTGGAAATGTTCTAAAATATAATTAATAATAACAGCTCTTGGCTTGACCATGTAAGCTAACCTTCTTCTACTCATAATTTCTTTTGTGCTAATATTATAATGCTTGCCGACAGTATATAAAATTTTATTAAATGTATCGTAGCCAACAGGATGATGATACTCGACTTGCTTTTTTATTCTTTCCCGATCCTCTTTCATCTTTATTCTGTCAGCTAATGCTTGACTCTTATAAACTAAATGCGTTTCAGCTAACCTGTAACCATTCTTAAATCCTGTTCTATATATTTGTAGTTCTCTTGGTGATAGTTCTCTAAACATGATAGCTTTCATACCAAGTTTAATTTGTTTCTTTTTCTTATTGATTATTTCTAAGTGCATAGTACCCTTTCAGTTGTTGCCAACTTTTGTTGTTGTTTTAACTTTGTTAATAAAAGACTAAGCTCTCATTAACTTATCTTCATAATCTGCAACTCTCAAATGTAAGCTGTAACTTTCAGCTTTTAATTTGTTAGCCTTTTGCAACGTCTTGACATACAGTTCACTTTTCTTTCTCTGTAGGTCTCTGGCTTTCTGCAGACTTTCCTTGATCTTTGTTAGATCTTGGTTGTTGTCCATCAGTTTTCTCCTTCACTATTGTGTGGTCCCATTTAATCTCATTGACCACGACTTCTACTAACTCTCCCTCATTTGAGGGGTCGGCAGCTTTCTTAACGGAATCGAAACTTTCTACATATTTAAAGTTTGCGTCTCCGTACTTTGTTCTTATAACCTTTTTGGTGGATTTGTCAATCATTGTAATCTCTTTCTAATATAAATTCTAGATTTTGCATGGCTTTTAATATATCCTCTTTACCATTTTTAAAGGAGTGTCTCGACACATACTTCACAACACATCCTTCAGCAAATTGCATACGATTAGCTTGTATATATTCAATGGGTTGGATTTTAAAATTATCTTTGTAGTGTGAACCACCAACTTGTTTCTGTAATTTATTTTTATTCATATTGTTTGGAGTCTGTGGCGAAGGAAAACAACGTAAGAAAGTCAAGGGTAATGACTAAAACTCCGCCACAAACTTAGAGCCTAAGCTCTATCTTCTGTAATTACCATAAGTTCCAGTTTTTTGGTAGGGTTTTTTATACCCACCCATTGCTGGTTGTCCACCGCCACCTGCTGATGATTTACTTGCATCGTTAGGTTTTAATGAAACATTTACACCACCTGTGGCTTGTCCATCATCTGTTTCAGCACCGAAAGCAGCTTGACTATACCAACCATTGGCTTCTTGAGGGATATTAACACCAATAGTCCAGTTTTTGTCAGGTCTTTCTTCATTCTTGGGTGCAACGAAAAGAGGAGTATTATCTCCTTGTTCTCTTTTCATCTTCATTACATCCATAATGGTTTGCTTTAATACAGGATGGTTCGCAACAAGTTTTATGTATATATTACTCATTATGTTCTCCTATTTAGTTCATCCCCTCTTGTCTCTAACAGATCACTTATCTCTGCGTACAATTTGGGACTTTTGTTTTTAAGTGCAGTTTCAAGATAAGGATCAACTTCTTTTTTGACCCTTCTGTATTCATAAATGTTTTTACATCCTAGAATATCAGACTTGATGTGTTGCACATCTTTGTTTACATGAGTAGCTTGGCTACCATGTTTCGTACCACTCTTTTGTTGTGGAATTTCTTTACTAAATTTATGTTTCATTTCTTCAACATATTTAATGTTGTCAAACTTACCAAGAAACACATCAGCATTTAAACCTAGATGACTAAATGCTTTTGTCATTGCATCTGTCATAGCTTTCTTTGGAGCTTCATCATCTAACCCTCCTCTAGTGTTTGTTAAATTTTGTACTGAACACACAGGACCATACTCATTCCATTGTTTATCAAACCATTTAATTTTTACTTCTGCAAAAACTAAACCATCAATATACTTGTATTCAACTTCATACTTCCAACCCTTACCGACAGGACCAAACATACTTGTCATAGATTGTATTTGGCTCATTGGATCAATGGTAGTAATTTTTTTACCCCATTTACTCGGTGCTGTTTTTGTAGCATTAGGATCAGTATGTTGTAATTGATCCCATATTTTCATGTTATCTTTCATTTGCGAAACCCTTTCTTCTTAAAAATTTAACTTTATCTACCACTTTATATGCTAGTTTATTTATAGGTTCTTGATATTGATTAGCTCTTGTATTGCTAATAATAGCTGTTGAGCAACCTACAGTTCTCAATCTTTTCATAGATTTTTTTTCTACACTTTGTCTATTTAATTGAGCCACCATTTCTTTTGACTTAACAATATCTTGTTTATTTTTTTCTATCATAGCTCTTGTTTGTTTTAAAAACTCACAAGTTCCTTTAGTTAATAAACATTCTATTGCTTGTAAAAGATATTTATTCTTTTCTTCTAACTTTTTAGCATCTTCTTGATACTCATGTTGTTTTTTTACGTATTGCATTATGCTTCTATTCTCCATAGTTGTTTTATTATTTTACGTTGTTTGTCTGTTAGGTATTTATAATGGTAGTAATGATTAAGATCAGGAGGTTCTGAAATGTCTGCTAACTTTTGCAAATCCCCCTTACAATAAATAATCATTTGTTCCCAGTTATAAATTCTGTTTACCATTAGATTGTATTGGTATTCTAAATGGTCATCATACAATGCTGCGTGAGTGTCATCGTAGATTAAATATTCTTTATCATTAACTAAAACTAAAAAAGGTTTCTTACCTGTACACTTCCAATAGAAAGCCACTTGTTTCCAATAGTCATCAAAGACAGCATCATCGTTAAGTGTTTGTGTTTTAAAATAGTATTCGTCTTTACCTTTTTTCTTTACGATACTAGGTGGCTTAGTTTTAAGTTCTATAAATAAATTATCTGTCTCATAATCAATACGACCTATGATGTCGTGTAATAATTTCTTAGGTTTGTTCATGACATAGCGTTCAGAGGTAATCTTATTTTTGCCACAAAGTTCCTTGACCACCTTTCTTGTTTGATCAATCGTTCTATGTGCATACTCAATCATGTGTTCTCTTGCGTAAGCATCTTTCTGATCAACAGGATCATACTTATTAATATCATCTAACTCCTTGCCAAACACCTCGTCATAGTTCCTGTTAGTTAATGTTATGGTTTTATCTTTATAAAATAAAGTTTCACATTCCATTCTTTGAGCTGTGTTATTAACTAGGTTTCCAAATCTAGGTTTGTATTGCATAGGAAACATACTTCTTTCCTCTCCATCGTGATGACCATAGTTAAGATTAAATTTAGCTAGTGGTATACTAGAGCTAGAAGGCGACCAATGATCTAAACCTTTACCATTATTCAATGTATCGAAATATTTTTTATCACTCATTGTTTTGTTTGGATAATTTAATAACTTCTTTAGCTTCTTTATGTGAGATATTATGTACAGCTCTTATGATCCATAGATCAGGGTACTTACCCATTTGAGCATAAAATAATTTTGTTGGCTTAATTGCTTTTAAAATATTTTTATTGTTTGTCATTGTTTTCAAGAGTCTTATGTCATATCTTTTCCACATTGTCTATAGTTATTTTATAGTTGATTTGTGGATAAGAATACCTTATTGGTTATGGCGAAAGGAAACAACATGAAATTAAAAGAATGGATAAAAGAAGAAGGCTTGAGTTGTAGTGAAGCTGCAAGAAGATTTGGCATTATGAATATTAATCCTGCGACTAACGTATGGAGATATTGTAATGGTCAAAGAATACCTAGACCTAAAGAGATGATTAAGATTTATAAAGCAACAAATAAAAAAGTACAACCTAATGACTTCTATGATCTCTAAATATAAAAGAGTTAAAATTACTTGGTTTGATATTTGCTCTAGCGATGAAGCATGGACTCATCAGTCAGAAATATTAGATCACGATGTAGCAACCTGTACCGATGTCGGCTACATCTATAAAAAAACTAAAACCAAACTATGGCTTTTTACTTCTTACTCAGAAGATGAAGATGGTTTATCTGTGGGTGGTGTCACTTGCTTTCCTGTGGGATGTATTAAAAAAATAGAGGTTTTGAAATGAAAAGAAATAAAATGATAAGGGTATTATTCTTAATTAAGATATGTAGAGATAGAGGTAAGCACGATCTTGCTCTCAAATTAATTAAAAGATATAACATTGATAAGGTTAAGTTAGAGGAAAGCTATTACGACTAATGGCTTACCAACCTCTACCTATTTTCTGCACGATTAAACCTAGTTTCATTCATGGTCTAGGTCTATTTGCGACAAGAGAAATAAGAAAAGATACTGAGCTAGGTATATCACACATACAAGTTGATGATACACTATACAGATTACCACTTGGTGCATTTATTAATCACTCGGAAGATCCTAACTGTGTAAGAGTAGAAGTTAATAACAAATGGTACTTGAAAACAATTAAAGATATTATGAAAGATGAAGAGCTAACACTTGCTTATAAACTTTATAATCCAAAGAATGAAAACAAATAAAAGAAATCTATTTGAAACAGTTATTGATGTAGGCAGCGGTTTAATATTATCTACATTTATTCAGCTGTATATCTTTCCTTTCTTTGATCTACATCCTACGATACTAGAGAGCTTTCATATTGCAGTTATCTTTACAGTTATATCTATGATGAGATCTTGGTTTTGGAGGACAGTATTTAGATGAAGTTAAAACTATTAGATTTATTTAGTGGTATCGGTGGGTTTAGTTTAGGACTAGAAAGCACAGGATATTTTGAGACGATAGGATTTGTAGAGAAAGATGAGTTTTGTCAAAAAGTTTTAAAGAAAAATTTTAATAACATACCAATAGAAAGCGAGGTAAGAAATGTCAAAGGAGACAGATATAAAGCAGACATCATCACAGGAGGGTTTCCATGCCAACCCTTTAGTGTTGCAGGAAAGAGAAGAGGAACGGAAGATGACCGCTATCTCTGGGATGAAACTATTAGAGTCATCAGAGAGTGTAAACCTAGATGGTTCATTGGGGAAAATGTTGAAGGCATTATTAACATCTCCGAAGGTAAGGTCTTGCAGCAGATACAAAAAGATTTGGAAGCAGAGGGTTTCGAAGTCCAATGTGTTGTTATTCCAGCTTCAGGCATCGGTGCGTGGCATCAAAGGAAAAGGGTCTGGATTATTGCACACTCCAACAGCAACAGAGATAGGATTAAGATCACCGGCAGCAATGGAGAAGAGAAAGAAATACAGAGAGAGCATAGGGAGAAAGACAGTACCTCCTGGAAATTTATTAGAACAAATACAAATGATGTACCCAACTCCAACAGTAGGTTGCGAAGAGGGAGGGGAACAGAGCAAGAGAGTAGAGCAAACGAAGAGTGGAGGTTTTGTTTTGAGAAAGAAAAACAAACCCAACATGACATTCGGAGCAAAGCTATCGGATGCGATGTTATATTTGGAGAAACAAAAAACACTTCCAACACCAACAGCAAGGGATCACAAAGACATGGGGTATCAACCGACATGGAAACCAAGCAGGGACAAGTCATTACCGAGAGAAGTATTGAAGAACAACAAACCTGGTGGGAAGCTCAATCCAAACTTTGTCGAACACCTGATGGCATATCCTATGAATTGGACAAAGATAGAAAGAACAGAATAAAATCTTTAGGTAATTCTATTGTACCTCTTATTGCAAGAGAGTTAGGTTTAGCTATTATGAAAGCAGAACAAGATTAATGGCACGTTGGACTTACGCATTTTCTAATGGCAGCTACAACGATTGGCATAGGCAGTACGAGGGGATTGCTATGATAGATGTGGATAGTGTCGAGTGTTGTCCCCAATGCTACGAACCTTTGGCTATGATTGAAACGTGTTATGATAAAGGACAGAAATATAAGAGTACCACCCTCTTAAAAACCCTTGCTAGTCGGCTTCAGATACCTAGTTTTTTGGTATTCTATAAGAAAGTGGGTCAGGGTAGCCTAGCCTTTAGGATCAAACGTCTATGGCTCTCTAATGCAGAGTTTGAATTAATGAATGAGGATGAATGGGTAAGAGAATTATATCAATTGCAGCACGAACACAAACAACATTGTAAATATGAAACAAAAGTATGATCCACATATTAGAGTTAGGTTCGATCTCTTTGACGATCCACAGTTTAGAACCATTCCAAATAAGCATAAGGCACATTGTTTATGTGTGTTGATTTGTTTACTAAAGTTTGTCAATAATAAGACACTCCAATGTTATCCACGCAAAGCCACTATATCTAGTATGACAGGTCTATCTTATAGCACTATATACAGAGCCACAGTATGGCTAATACGTGTTAAGATAGTGTCTAAAAAAAGGCTACCGAGTACACTTCTCTATACAATAAACCCTAGATATATCGTGGGTTATAGAGAGAGTGGTCATATAGACAATAGGATAGGTCAGAGTGAACGGACTGAGTTGTCTGCTGGCTCACTATTAATAGAACATAACATTAATCTATCTAACATAACTAACTTAATAAAAGAAGTTGCTGATAAAGGAGGAGACCAATCTAAAATAGTTAGTGTCCTAAGTACCCTCCCCCGCAAGACCTTAATTAAAGCAATAGAAGATAAAGACAATCCATATTATTGTAGTCTAGCTCTTAAAGAACAAGATAGAAATGGTGTGAAGCTGGTGGATATACCAAGAAACATAGTAGATAATGTAAGAAAGAAAACCCATTTTGGTTATCAGAATGTGATACGTAAAAAGAAAGATTTAAATGACAGGAAGAATAAGTCAAAAGATTTATTGCGAAGCCATAGCAAAGACAAGTGGTAAGAGGTGTCGTTGTAAAGGCTATTATACACCCACTAACAATCGTTATCTTTGTATGTTCCATAATGGGTCAAAGTCTTGGGATAGTAAGACAAGAAAATACAAAGGACTTTTTAAGAATAATAAGGTACAACTACAAAAGAAGATTAACATATTAAAAAACCTAGTTAATTTTAGAAATAAAACTGATGAGCAAATCAAAGAGTATATCCTCAAAGAAGAAGAGCGATCTAGTTCTTTCGGATATAGAACAAAATACTATTCTCGAAACCATTTACGATGGAGGTCTGTCCATAGAAGTAGCAAGAGATTTAAAGATCAGCTTGATGAGTTTGCAGAAATACTTAGAAAGAAATCCAAAGTTCCAAGCTGAATTTAACAAGGCTCAAGAGGTAGGTATTAAAACTTTAGTTGAGAAGATGCTGCAAATATTTAATAGTGAGAATATGGATTTATCTCCAAACGAGCTGCTGTTTCTTCGTGAGCGAAAAGACTTTCTGAAATTTCTAGCTCCAAGATTGAGTTCTATATTCCAAGAGAAACAAAAGTTAGATGTACGTTCCGACAGTAAAATTCAAATTAGTTGGGAAGATAGTCCAGAATTAATTGATGTAAATGCTGAGAATATCTCAGCACCTACACCACCAAAGGATTAGTTGTTTGTGTTTAAACCTATATTTTCTAAATGTTTCTCAAATTCTTTTTGATCCATATTTTTAACTTCATTATTATAATGTTCGTATAATAATTCATTTACAAAATCTGTATCAGCACTTTCCATTTGAGATTTTACATAATCTTCTTTAGTCATCATTTTATATCCTTTTGTTTTTTGTTTAGTTGTTTGTTTTTATAATGAGTATATATAACACCTTGTACACTCAATATATTTAATAGAGTTAATCTAACTAACTCTGTTAAATTCTGTTCACCACTTGCTATCAAAGTATTTTGATAAGTGTCTTTGTAATTTTTCATCATGTTTTTTTTTCTCATCTTTATAATATTGATACCCAAACACTACAACAGCTACCAATATAATTAATATTAATTGCTTTTCACTTGTCATCATTCCCCCATTCATCACTTGTAGTTATTTCTACACAACTCTCACACAAAACTCTATTTGTTTTATTACAAGTAAAATATTCTTTTGTTTTATTTTCACAAATAAAACATGGCTTCTCGCTACTCATTTATCCCCCTTTGTTTGATTATCAATAAATAATTTAGCTTCTTCAATAGTTGCAAATTGATCAGCAGCTAAATCAAGTCCGTCTGGTGTCCAAACATTATAATAATTTATTTCATCATAACCCTCAGAACAATCATACACATAGTCTATTCTATATTTTTTATATTCAATCTGTTCCATTATTTATCCCCTTTCTTTTTTTGATCTCGTTCTTTTAGGAAGTCTATTACGTTTCCTGGAAGTAAGTGAGATCCATTAGTTGTAGGTATATCTTTAAATGTATTCAGCTCGTCAATCTTATCCTGAGCTTGTTGCATTGTGTCATTGATATTAAAATTAAAGTTATACTTATCTTTTAATATCTTTAAGACTGATACAAAGTATTTAGCTTTCATCTTTACCCTCCAATATTATATATGCAAATAATATATAAATTAAGATCATTGGTATTATCTCAAGTATAAACATTGTTTCCCCCTTGTTAAGTTTATATTAACCATTTTGGTTTATTATGCAACATCTTTCTCTTCATTGTCATTCAACCATTCATAAGCTACACCAATAAGTCTTTCATATATTGCTGTTCTTATCATATCGTGAACACCTGGATCAGTTGGTAATAAGCCATGATCATCAACATAAGCTAGACTAGGATCACTTGATAATGCTTCTATTAGATCGCTATTATATATAGGTATCCACCCATCCGCATATTCATGAATTAAATCGCTAGGATATTCATGTTCCAATATTTCTTTTTTATTGTCGTTTAGTTCTTCAATTAGATTTTTTTCTAATTGGTGCATTGTTGTTTTATCGCTCATTGTTTCCCCTTTGTTGTTTTTGTTGTCATAGCCAAATTGGTAAACTATTAGAAATATAAGTCAAGCAAATAATAAGTCCAAAATGGGTCAAGATATTAGTGTGATATAAATGCAACTGTGATAAATATACAACAATATGAGATATACTTATTTAATAAAGGATCAGCAAGGCAACCAGGAAACATTAAAAGCAATGAGTTATAAAAAATGTTTAAAGCAGCTAAACAATAAATATAAACCTGGCGAAGTTATTCAAGTTAAGTACACAAATAAAAAAGATCATGAGTTATTAAAATATGTAAAGATTAAAAGAGTGGAATAAGATCCTATTCTAATAATCAAACAACGTTTTATTTTCCCGCATATAGAGATCGGACAGTAGTATTGACCTATATATTAAAGCATTAATTGGTTTACTATTGATAGTCATAAGTTATCGTTAGTAATATTATCTAGATAACCCTCTAATTTTGTAAAGCTATACCCCCCCTATACCCCTAGATCGACCCGCCGATTAATATATATATATACATGGGACTCGAGGACACCCTTACACAGTCAGTCATCTACACACAGTTTCAGATGTAATTATCGCCATACCCCAAAAACAACCCACCATCTTATTCACCTTGCCAGACCTCCCTTTAAATTAAATAGTAATTACTATATGTAGTATGATATGTGGGACTACATACAAGATGATTTAACTTCAGTTGTTTTAATTGATGAAAAGACAAACACCTTAACCATTAAGATATATGGGTTAGGCAGCAAAGATAGTGCAGAGACTTTTGCACAATACACGATGAGCTTATTACAGTTTGATTATAATTCTACTGGCTATAGTATGCCTAGCAAGATGATACACTAGATATGGATATTAAAATACCTTACACTCCTAGAAAGCACCAAGCCTTCTTACATAATGAAATATCTAAACATAGATGGTCGGTATTGGTTTGTCATCGTAGGTTCGGCAAAACAGTATGTATGATCAATCACTTAATTAGGTCAGCACTATTGTCCAAAAACAAGAACCCAAGATATGCCTACATTTCGCCAACATTTAAACAAAGTAAATCAATCGCTTGGGATTACATGAAACAGTTTACAGCGAAAATACCTTACACCAAGTTTAATGAAACAGAGCTAAGGGTAGATTTACCCAATGGTGCAAGAATAACTTTGCTTGGGTCAGAAAACTCTGACGGGTTAAGGGGTATCTACCTAGATGGATGTGTGATTGATGAGTACGCAAATGTCAATGATAAACTCTTTCCTGAAATTATAAGACCAGCATTGTCAGATAGAAAAGGTTACTGCGTATTTATAGGTACACCACAAGGCATGAACAATAACTTTTATGAATTGTATCAACACGCACAAGGAGCAGAGGATTGGTTTAACTATAAAGCTAAAGCAAGTGAAACTAAGATTGTAGATAACGAAGAGTTAGTCAAGGCAAAAGAAGTAATGGGTGAGAAGAAGTATCTTCAAGAGTTTGAGTGCGATTGGATTGCGAATATTGAAGGATCTATTTACAATGATACATTAGTGAAGATGGAAGATCAAAAGCAATTAACTAGAGTACCTTATGATCCATCGTTGCCTGTGAATACAGCTTGGGACTTAGGAGTATCAGATCATAGTGCTATCATATTCTTTCAGCAGCTAGGTAGATCAATTAATATTATCGACTACCATGAAGAACGTGGACAAGGATTACCGCATTATATTCAGATGATTAAGGAGAAAGATTATGTCTACAAAGATCATTTCGCACCGCATGATATAGAAGTTACAGATTTTAGCAATGGTAAAACCAGGAGAGAGGTCGCCTATCAATTAGGTGTTAGATTTAAAGTCGTTCCTAAAATTCCATTAGAAGATGGTATACACGCAACCACAATGACCTTACCTCGATGTTGGATTGATACAGACCATTGCAAAAAGTTAATAGATGCGTTAAGACATTACCATCGGAAGTATATTGATAAAAATCGAATGTTCCGAAGTAAGCCTGTACACGATTGGTCGTCTCATGCGTGTGATGCAATGAGATACCTAGCGGTAGGTTTACAAGAAATTAATACTAGACAAGTTGCACCACAAAGTGTAGCAGATAACGAATACAGGATTATATAATTATGGGATCATTATTTTCACCAAAAATGCCGCCACTACCACCCGTTCAACCTTTGCCGACACCACCATCAACTGAAGTGTCTCAAGAAGAAAAAGATAGAATTGCAGCGGAACAAGCAGCGATAGAAAGAAAAAGAAAAGGTAGAAAATCAACTATCTTAACTGGACCTTTAGGTGTTGAGGAAGAAGCGGAAGTGCAAAAGAAAACTTTATTAGGATCGTAATTATGGGAGCAAATGGAGCAATGATTGGAAAACTTAAACGACCTGATACAGATTATAGTAATAAAAATGTAAGACTACAAACTAAAGATGGAAAAAAGTTTTCAATGGGTCCATCGGTTATTAGAGACAAACCTGAAGAATTAACGTATGCTAGAAGAGCTTATGTAAATCAAACTGGCAAAACTGATTTAACACCTGTAGAAAAAACAGGAGCTTTTAAAAAATTTACCAAAGCACAAAAAAGAAAATATTATAAATTAAATCCACAGGAAGCACCCGCAGAAGATTCAAACTTTACGCTTTCTAAAAGAACTTTATTAGGAGCATAATATGGGAAGTGTATTCAGACCACCTAAACCACCCGCACCTCCACCTGCACCACCCGCACCAACACAAGCAGAGGTGTCTCAAGTAACAGCAACTAGCATGGATGGATATGATTCAAGAAAAACAAAAGCGAGAGGAAGATCAATGACAATTATGACAGGACCTGGCGGAGTAGAAGATCAAACATTAACATTAGGTAGAAAAAGTTTATTAGGACAATAATGGCAAAAACAGATTTAACAAAAAAACTATTAACAAGATTTAGCAGACTAGCAGGTCAAAGACAAAACTGGGAAACCCATTGGCAAGAAGTAGCAGATTACATGATGCCAAGAAAATCAGACGTAACTAAAAAAAGAACTCGTGGCGATAAAAGAATGGAACTCATCTTTGATAGTTCTCCTTTACAAGCCTTAGAATTATTAGCAGCATCATTACATGGTATGCTTACAAATCCATCTACACCTTGGTTTACTTTAAGATTTAAACAAGACAATGTGGATCAAGAAGATGAAGCTAAACTGTGGTTAGAGTCTGCAACAGAAACAATGTACACAGCATTTAATCGATCAAACTTTCAACAAGAAATATTTGAATTGTATCATGACCTTATTACCTTTGGTACAGCAGCAATGTTTATCGAAGAAGATGATGAAGATTTTATAAAATTTTCTACAAGACACATTGATGAAGTTTATATTGCAGAAAATGATAAAGGTAGAATTGATACCATCTATAGAAGATTTAATTTATCAGCACGAGCTGTGGTGCAAAAATTTGGCACAGCAGTATCACAAGATATATTAGTATTAGAAAAAAAAGACCCATACAAAGAAGTTGAGATTGTACACGCAGTTTATCCAAGAGCAGATTTTAATCCTACAAAAAAAGATAAAAAGAATATGCCATTTGAATCTGTGTATATGGAATATAAAAATGGTAATGAATTATCCGTATCAGGATTTAAAGAGTTCCCTTTTGTTGTACCAAGATACCTAAAGGCTTCACATGAAATCTATGGAAGATCACCTGCCATGACAGCTTTACCTGATGTAAAGATGTTAAATGAAATGGTTAAGACAACAATTAAAGCTGCACAGAAACAAGTAGACCCACCTCTATTAGTTCCTGATGATGGTTTCTTATTACCTGTTAGAACTGTACCAGGTGGATTAAATTTTTATAGATCAGGTACAAGAGATAGAATTGAACCTTTAAACATTGGTGCAAATAATCCATTAGGATTAAACATGGAAGAGCAAAGACGAGATGCCATTAGAGCTGTGTTCTATGTAAATCAACTTATGATGCAACAAGGTCCACAAATGACAGCAACAGAAGTTATACAACGTAACGAAGAGAAGATGAGATTACTAGGACCAGTATTAGGAAGATTACAATCTGAATTATTAAAACCTTTAATTGATAGAGTATTTAATATTCTATTAAGAAACAATCAATTACCTCCAGCACCAGAGTTTTTATCTGGTCAGGATATAGAAATTGAATACGTTTCACCATTAGCTAAAGCACAGAAATCCACAGAGTTACAATCTATTATGAGAGCTATTGAAATTCTTGGAAGCATGGCTAATGTAGCTCCTGTATTTGATTATGTTAATTTTGATAATCTTGTTAAACACTTAGCTGATATAGTTGGTGTGCCACAGAAGATATTAAAATCACAAAGTCAAGTTAATGCAGAACGACAACAAGCACAACAACAACAACAGGAGCAAATGCAGATGCAACAATTACAACAGGTAGCAAAAGCTGGAGGAGATATAGCTCCACTAGCTAAAGCCTTACCTGAAGAAGCACGAGCCGTTGCAAATGCTGAAGAAGAATAATGGGTCAAGCAAAAGATAAAGAACAAAACTTTGAAAAGTATGTTGAGAGTTTAAAGAAGAACTATCAATTTATATTTAATACAGACGAAGGCAAACAAGTCATGTCTGATTTAGAAAAGAGATGCCACCATCATACGACTACCAATGTAAAAGGTGATAGTCATGAGAGTGCATATATGGAAGGACAACGTAGCATCCTTCTATTTATAAAAGCAATGCTACAAAACGATAATGAAAAAGGAAAATAAATATGTCATCAGAACAGATAACACAGGAAACTGTGCCTGTAGAAAAGACAGAAACATCTACAGAAAATACTAAACCCGTAGAAGCAACCATCGCACCTTCTACTGAAACACAACCCGCAGCAAAAACTTGGAAGGAAGCAATCTCCGAAGAGTTTAGAAACGATCCAAACATAGAAAAGTTTACAGAGATAGATGCACTAGCAAAGTCATATATCAATGCAACACAAATGATTGGTAAAGATAAAGTTGCTGTACCTAATAAAAACTCAACAGACGATCAATGGAATGAAGTATATGATAAACTAGGTAGACCTGAGTCTGCAGATAAATATAGTTTAAATGCAAAATCAGAAGTTGTCCCTATTGATGAATCTGCAATAAAACAGTTTGCTGAGAACGCACATCAATTAGGTTTAAATAATAAACAAGCTCAAGGTATCTTAGAGTTCTATAAAAATAATATGGAAGGCATGGCTCAACAAGCCAAAGTCGATACTGAAACTGCTCAAGTTCAATCTGAACAACAGTTAAGACAAGAGTGGGGTCGAGAGTTTGAATCTAATGTTAAGAAAGCTGGAGCATTAGCAAAAGCTAACATGAACCCAGAGATATTAGATATGCAACTTAAAGATGGAATGAGACTTGGAGATCATCCTGAAATTATTAAAGGCTTCGCAAAGATAGCTGGAATGATGTCAGAAGATAAAATAGTTTCTACAGAAAGTGAAAACGTAAGTTCAAACACTGATGTTGAAACAGAAATATCTGATATTATGAATAATAAAGATGGACCTTATTGGAATAAATCACATCCTGACCATGATAAAATGGTACAACAAGTTTATACTTTAAGAGAAATGCTAACTAAATAATTTTTAACCCCTTGTATTTTTTTAAAAATTAATGTAAGGGGTTATTAGTAGGACAATTCGCAAGTTATACTACGTGAACCTTACTGACGACATGGAATAGACAGTAGTCTAACAGACTTTAAATGCAAGAATTGCCTGTCAATTTGACGGAGAACCTTTCTGTTTAACTTAACAATAACAATAAAAATGGAGAGACAATTATGTCATCACAAATAACTACAGCTTTTGTACAGCAGTATTCTGCTAACATACAAATGCTATCTCAACAAATGGGATCGTTATTAAGAGACAAA